GCTGCTGACTATTTCATGCCTTACGCAGAGCATGGGCTGACGCCCGATGAGACGCGCAAGCAGGAAGTTGAGCAGCAGAATCAGCAGGCAGCGCAGCAGGCTGACGATGACGAGGACTTTGATGACTCGGACGTACCGTTCTGATGCCTAGAAATGGTCAAGTGATCAAAAAATTGTGGGAAGAGCCAGGGCCAGACGAGTGCTGGCCTTGGCTTGGGCGCATAGCTAATAACGGCTACGGGAAAAAGCAGTATTTTGGAAAGACGATGCTTGCCCACCGCTGGATGTATGAGCAGCAAGTTGGCTCTTTGAGAGATAGCGATGTGATTAATCACTTGTGCATGAACCGCAAGTGCGTTAACCCTGCTCATCTTGAAAAGACAAACACTGCCGGTAACGCTAGATACAGCAGACTTTCAACCAAATTGCTTGAATACGAAGCACAAGAGATAATTAACGCTAAACTCTACGCTAGTCATGGAGATAAAAATCGCATAGCAGAGTTATATAAAGTTTCACCAGCTACAATATCTGATATTTGGTATGGAAGGTCTTGGAAAGAGCTGCCTAGGCCGTATCAGTAAAAAGTAACAGCCCCGATAGCTCAACTGGACAGAGCATCGGCCTTCTAAGCCGAGGGTTGCAGGTTCGAATCCTGCTCGGGGCACCAACTTCTAAGGGTTAGTTAATAGTTCAAAGGTTAGGTATGGGTAAGACTAGGCGGAAACAGCCCGACTGGATGAGGGATGACGACAGATGGATGAAAAAGGGTGGCAAGCACTTCAGTAAATCAAGGCGCTCAAAAAAGCAAGATTTTGAGCAAGAGGTGAGCGATGTTCTCAAAAATGACCGATTTAATTATTGATGCCGACTCTATTGTGTACGCATCAGCTTTCGCTTCTCAGGACTACGGGCTGTTCTCCCCTGACGGTCAGTTGGTTAACATTTTCTCTTCTCTTAAGGACGCTAAAGAAGAGGCGGCTGGCGACACAGAGATTGAGATTAACCCAGTACCTAGAAAAGTTGGCGATGTTGAAGAAAATACAGACGCAATAATTAACAACATTATTGATAGCTTTGACAATGTTACTGGCGTTGAACTTTATTTGACTGTCTCTGATTTGACTAAAAACTTTCGTTATTCAGTGTCTGAAGACTACAAGGCCAACCGAAAAGACTTTGTTAAGCCTTACCATTACTCGACTGTCAGAGATTTTCTTCTGAACAAGTGGGACGCCAAGATCAGCCGGGACGGTTGGGAAGCTGACGATGAATTGTCAGCCATAGGCTGGCAGCACTGGAATAAGCAGGAACGGGGGAGCAGGACAGTGCTTTGCTCTATCGATAAGGATCTTGACACAGTTCCGGGTGAGCACTTCCGGTGGCGCACACACAATAAGGATGAAGAGCACTATGAGTTGAGTGAGCACCAAGCGCGGTTCAATTATTGGTGCCAAGTCTTGACTGGTGATAGTGCCGATAACATCAAAGGGCTTTACAGGATTGGAGCAAAAAAAGCTGGGTCTATTTTAAACGAGTGTGTCACTGATCTAGATTTCTACAAGACTTGCTTGAAACAGTGGGAGATCAACTACGAGAAGTACGGTATTGATTCAGACCCTGTTGAAGACATGCACACGACTTGCAAATTGCTATACCTGATGCGCCACGATGACGACAAAGGGTTTAAGCCACCAATCGAGGAACAACGTGATGGCGCGCTTTAAGGCAAGAGGCCCGTACCGATCTGGACTAGAAGAGCGCGTGTGTAACAACTTGAGGAACAGAGGTGTCAAGTTTCAGTATGAGCCTTATCAACTAGACTACACAAAAGAGGTCAAGCAAGGTTACTGTCCAGAGTGCGGCAGTAAGGTGATGCTAAAATGTCATCAATACACACCAGACGTAGTTTTGCCTGGAGGAATCCATGTAGAGATAAAAGGAAAGTTTGACGGGGCAATGCGAACAAAGATGATTGCTGTGCAAGAGTCTAACCCTGACGTTGATATCAGGTTTCTTTTCCAGAGAGACGGGTGGTGTACCAAAAACCACAAAATGCGGTATTCTGACTGGTGTAAAAGAAACGGTTTTGTTTATGCAATAGGGGAGTACATTCCTGATGAATGGATTGAGTAAAAAGCATTTGTTTATCCCAGATGTTCATTGTAAACCAGAAACGAGCAAAGATTACCTTACAGCCATTGGGAACCTGATTGTTGACATTCAGCCTGACGTTGTTGTGCATATTGGCGACCATTGGGATATGGCGAGTCTTTCAATGTACGAGGACAGGTCAAGCGCCTACTTTCACGACAAGACATATAACGATGATATTCGTTCTGGCATGGAAGGAATGGATAATCTGCTTGCACCGCTTCGGCATTATCAGAAACGTGCGACGATCAACAAGAAGAAGCGGTATGAGCCTCGCCTTGTGTTTTGCCTTGGCAACCATGAACATCGTATCGCCCGTGCTGTCCATAAAGATCCTCGGCTTCAAGGAACCATTGGCTATAAGGATTTGATGCTTGAGCAGTACGGCTGGGAAAGGCACGGGTTTCTAGACATTGTAGAGATTGATGGAATTCTATACAGTCACTATTTTGTGAACCCATTGTCTCTGACTAAAAACCCGTTGTCAGGTAACATTGAGAACAGGCTACAGAAAGTGGGGCAGAGTTTCAGCCAAGGGCACCAGCAGGTGTACCAGCACGGAATGATCCATGATGCTCTTGGCCGGGCTAAATTAGGTCTTGTTTGGGGCACTTGCTACGAGCACGACGAAGATTATCTAGGCCCACAGGGAAATGCCCGTTTTGACGGTGTAATGGTCAAGAACGAAGTGAGAAATGGATTTTATTGTGGTATGCCCTTGAGCCTAGACTACTTGAAGAGGAAGTATCTCTAATGAGTGCAGAAGACGAGTACAACGAAGACGGCGCGTACATTGATATGGAAAGTATGGGTTACGAACTTTGCGGTGCCATTGAGTTTTATGAAGACGCTGACTCTGGAACTGTTGGGTACAAAGCCATGTATTTTAGTACAACCTCCAATGCAATTAACGAAGATGAAGAGGAACTGTCTGATGGTCAGATGCTTCTAAAGATCACCGAGTCGATGCTGAGTGCGTACGTTGATTCTGGGGTTCACTGATATGGAAAAGCTACGGGAGGATTATGTCGATAAAGTGGTAGATGCTGCAAAGATGTCTGAAAGTAAGTTTAGGCACGCGGCTATCTGCCTCAACCATAATGGACATATTGTAGCTACAGCAACCAACAGCAGGAAGACGCACCCACAGCAGGCAGAGTACGCAAAGCGAGTAGGTAGGCCGCAGAAAGTCAGCTTGCACGCTGAACTAGCGGCTCTAATCAAGGCCAGGGAAGATGTCGAGACAGTTGTAGTCTGCCGCCTCAACAAACGAGGCGAACTACGGCTGTCTAAGCCCTGCCCTGTTTGCCGCCTTGCGCTAGACGAGGCGGGAGTAGATGAGGTATGGTTCAGTACTGACAGAGGATTTGAGAAACTATGATTAACGAGAGTAGCAAGACAGGGATTCTTCTAGAAGTGCCAGAAGAGTCGCAGGCTGATATGGTCAAGCAACTGCTTATGCACCAGTTAGAAACTGTTGAGTGGCACATTCAGCGCCTGCTAGACAGTGAATCCCCGATGACTTGTCAAGGGGAAGATATGATCAGTCTGGCTAGGACTCGAGAGGCACTCATTGAAGTTATTAACTACAATTCACCCTTTGACGAGCAGATTCCAAGCGATTGGGCAAAAGAAGAAGGAGAGGCAAGCAATGAGGGTTGTTAAGAGAGATAATGACGTAGAGCCTTTTGACCCTGACAAGATTAGGGTCGCTGTTGATAAAGCGATGAGCCGGACATCGGAGGATGTGTCTGGCTCTTATGATGATATTGTTGACTACGTTACTAGCCATGTTGATGGCATCGTTGTGTCTGTAGACATCATCCACAAGCTAGTTGAGAACGCCTTGATGGATGTTAAGGCTTTTGACACTGCCCGTGAGTACGTCTCGTACCGCAGCAGCCGTAAGCCTAGCATCTTCGCAGAGCGCATTGCTTATAAGCCGCTAGAGTATCCGTCGCTGCTAAAGTATGTTGACGCTATGCAGCAGTCTTACTGGATTGTCTCGGAGTTCAACTTCCAGAAGGACATCCAGGAATACAGGGCCGAGATGACTTACGTTGAAAAGCAGGCTGTGCGTAAGTCGATGCTGGCTATCTCCCAGATTGAGGTAGCAGTCAAGAAGTTCTGGTCGCGCATTGGCGACAGAATGCCGAAGCCTGAGATCGAAGAAGTCGGGGCCAGCTTCGGTGAAA